GTGAGGCGGTAGACGCAAACGACGTGAAGCGGACGCATGACATTGCAACGCAGTTGATGCGTGCGTGGGACGTGCTGGAGAAGGCTGCGCTGGACGCGGGGCATCATCCGCTGCATGAGGATGCATATTGCATGGAGATGGACGACGGGCGCATCGTGTGCATCGCACTCGACGGCTGGGCGTCTCTGCGGCAGAAGTATCCAGAGTGGATCGTGTACAGCTTTAGCGACGCGGCGAGGGTATTGTGCGCTGACTTTAGCGCGCGGTTTCTGGACGAGGCATTCAGTGCCTTCCCGAAAGCGCATGTGAAGAGTATAATTCGTAACGGCGAAGAGCATAGCCGTGACATCAATGACGAGATACCATGGTGAAGGAGAGACGGATGTACAGGACAGAGTTACTTGAGAAGGCGGCAGACATCACGACGCATGATCGCAACAACGATTACGGCGAGGCAAAGGAGAGCTTTGGAAGGATTGCGAGCATGTGGTCAACTTACCTCGGACAGCCTGTCAGCGAGGCGGACGTCTGCGCGATGATGGTGCTGTTGAAGGTAAGCAGGTCACGCGCGTCACCGCAGAAGATGGATAACTGGCTCGACATGTGCGGATACGCTGCGCTGGCAGGGGAGATGGTCAGTGGTGGGTGAGGTAGGCAAGTCAAAGATCATGGCGCTGGAAAAGCTCGGAGAGGACGAGATCTTCGAGCGCATCGCAAGCGGCGTGTCACTGGCATCGATCAAGCGTGACTTCAACATAGGTCACAAGTTGTGGGCGAAGTGGCTGGACGCAAGCGACGGGCGGCGTGGACGCTATCAGGCTGCGCAACTTGAGGCTGGTCACTTCTACGCTGAGCGTGCGCTGGAGACGGCGCAGCTTGCTGAGCGTGACAACGTCAACGTGGCGCGCTTGCAAGTGGATACGGACAAGTGGATGGCGAGCAAGCTCAACGCGCAGTACGATACGCGGCAGCGTGACGTGGCGATCAACATCAGCGTCAACGACTTGCACGCGCAGGCTGCGCAGTTGCTGGGCGACGTGATAGAGGGCGAGGCGTTCGAGGATGACGATTGAGCGCGAAAACACGCATCGGAACGCACTCACACGCGCGGGCGCGCGCGTGCTCGCAGATGCAGCAAAAGTCAACGCAAAATGCACGTTTAAGGCGAGAGTGCAGGCGCAGCAACGAGGTGGATCTGCTAAGTGATTGATTTTAAACGATCCGCATTTAACATAATACGTATTATCGGCCTTTTGCGCGGTATTATGTTAATTTTGGCCGATTTTCGCGCTGCGGCGCAGAAAAAGCGCGTTTTTGACCCCCCCCTTCGCTCAGCGCGGACCGGTGCAAATGCAAAGGACCTCCCCACGCCTCCCCGCCCCCTTTTTCCGTAAACAGGTGTTAACATGACCCAGCCCCAAGAAAACCCGTTTATCAAGTTAATGGCGCGCTACCGCGACGACCCCGTCGCCTTCGCCCGCGAGGTTGCCGGCATCGAGCCGGACGAGTGGCAAGTTGAGCTCCTCGACGCCGTCGCAGCCCCCGCGATACGGCGTATAAGCGTTCGTTCTGGCCACGGCGTCGGGAAGTCCACGGGGGTCGCTTTGGCGGCTGTATGGCACGTTCTGATGCGCGTGCCGAGCAAGACCGTTGTGACCGCCCCCACGTCGTCCCAGCTTTTCGACGCCTGCTTCGCTGAGATGAAAAATGTCGCCAAGCGGCTGAAGCCGCCCTTTGACAATTTGCTGGAGCTCAAGTCTGATCGGATTGAGTTGAAGAGCCACCCAGAGAGCACGTTTATATCGTGCCGCACGTCGCGCGCGGAGCAGCCGGAGGCGCTCGCTGGGGTGCACTCGCCTTCGGTGCTTTTGATTGCCGACGAAGCCAGCGGTATCCCGTCCAGCGTCTTCGAGGCGGCTTCTGGCAGTATGTCTGGCCACTCTGCGACGACGATCCTGACCGGCAACCCCACGCGGAACACGGGTTTCTTTTATGATACGCACAATCGTTTGCGTGACGACTGGTACACGATGCATGTGTCTTGCGTGGACAGCCCGCGCGTGAGCGAGGATTTCGTGGAGGATATGAAGCGTCGCTACGGAGAAGACAGCCCCGCCTATCATGTGCGCGTATTGGGCAACTTCCCCCCGTCCGAAGAGGACACGGTGATACCTGTCTCGCTCATTGAGCATGCCATGGCCAATGACATCAAGGTGCATGAGGACACGATTGCCATATGGGGCTTGGACGTCGCGCGTCAGGGTGGCGATGCCAGCGTGCTTGCGAAGCGTCAGGGGCCGGTGATACATCCGCTCACTGTGTGGCGCAACTTGGACCTGATGCAGCTTACGGGCGCCGTGAAGGCGGAGTATGACGCCATGCCGCCGAGCAAGCGGCCGGCGGAGATCATCGTGGACAGCAATGGCTTTGGCGCTGGGGTGCTCGACCGCTTGCGCGAGCTTGGCTTGCCGGCGCGTGGTTTGAACGTGTCGGAGCGCGCCATGGCGAAGGACACGTATTTGAACTTGCGCGCGGAGCTCTGGTTTAAGATGAAGATGTATCTCGAAGGCATGGACGTGTCACTGCCGCGCGACGATGCGTTGTATGCGGAGCTTGCGGCGCCGCGGTATCACTTTACCAGCGCGGGCAAGCTGCAAGTCGAGAGCAAGGATAGCATGAAGAAGCGCGGCGTTGCATCGCCTGACAGGGCGGATGCGGTGGCGTTGTCGCTGGCGAATGATCACACGACCATGGCGTTTGGAACGAGCTCAGCCGGTTCGTGGAACCGGCCGCTGCGTCGTGGTTTGAGTATGGTTTAGGCTGCGCGCTTTTCGGCTTCGTATGCTTCGATGTCTTCAAGCCTCCAAAGCACCTCTTGCCAATCGACGCAGCAATGTCCTTCGATGATGCCATTGTCCACGTAGTCGAACTCGCCTTCGTAGGTGATCCAGTAGTGGGTGTAGGTGCGATACCCGCGCTCGATGTCGATTGTGATGCCTAGTTTCTTGGCGAGGCTCTGAGCCTTAGAACGATTACTGCGCTGGCGGTCAACGCTCTTAGGTTTCTTCGCCACTGAGGGCGTTGTGATGGCGCCCATAGAGTGAAGTTCAGCGGCGTATGCGACACGCGCTCTGCGTTTGACGCGCTTGTCGCGGATGGATGTTGGCTCACCGAGTATACCGCAGACGATGCGACGACCTTGGACGAGTTGCCAGTGCCATCCGGCGACGATCAGGAACACGCGGTCAGGCGTGCGGTTCTTGGTGTTTGCTTTTAGCCATGCGGCAAGCGTTGGTCCGGTGCGACGATTTAGAGGCGCGGGTATGTTGGATATGTCGTCGATTGCCCGAATGCCGCACATTTCGAGTGCGCGTGTGACGGCCCAATAGCTGGAGCCTCTGATTGACCGGCGTCCGGTTATGTGGCGCAGAAGGCGCGCAGCTTCGCCGGTCGTCATGCCGGTGATTGCGCTGATGACGGATGGACCGCAGTAGCGATTACTGTCTGCGCGGGTTTTACCGTGATTGACTGGTTTGATGTTAAGGTTTTTCATTTACTTGCCCTCCAAGGCGTTGTGGGGGCCGAAGCCCCCGTTGGTTATTTGATTTTGACGAGTGTTCTGGCGTGAAGGCATTGGATGTTGTAGCCGCCAGCAAGAATGGTGCGGATCGTTACCTTATTACCGGCGACTTCAAAGTATCCCTCAAGCCCATCTGAATATTCGACCAGATCAAACTCTGGAATTTCTGACACGCCCTTTTTTTCTAATGCCTTTATGATTTGCGCATTGCGGCGGTCAATTTTGCTTTGAGTGCTTTTGTTGATCTTATCAACGGCATCAGACCATGAGCGGTAAAGTATGGTATCCATCAACCCGCGTGACCCAAAATAATCAACACTCCAATGAAACATTGCGTTGTAGCGATTTTTTGCGTCCATTTTACCTTCAGTGATCCACTCTTTGATTTGCGCTTCTTTTTCAGCGCGAGCGGTGGAGTAGCCTTCTTTCTTTTCTTTTGCGAAGTCGATAGCGGCTGTCTGCATTCTTTGATCCAATTCAGCAAAAGCGTTGTTGAGTTGTTCGATCATGTCTTTCTCCATCTGTTATATTGTTAACATAGTGTTAACAGATACAGATTGCAACCCCTGACACGAAGAAAATTTGCGAAAAACGAAAAAAGTTTGCGAAAAAGTCCACTTAGTTTTTCGCAAACTCTGTGGTACTCTTTTTGCAGCGGCGTTCCTCCCCATGGCCGCAGACGGCGTGTTTTCCTTCACGTCTCCCCTGCGCGGGTATGCTCGACGCCCGCGCGGGGTTTATTTTGCGCAAAATTCCTGTATTATGTGTGTGAGTTGCACAAGGAGACGACATATGCCTATGGTTGCGGGGAAGCATTACGCATACACCAAAAAAGGGAAGGCAGCGGCTAAGAAGGCGGCGGCAAAAAGTGGCAAAAAGGTGCAGTATGGCACCACCACCAAGCGCCGCATGGCTAAGAAGTAATGTGGACCGCGGTCCTGATGCTTTGCAATACCTCCGCGCAGTGCTTTGCGTTTGGCGGTCCGGTGTTGCCGAGCGAGGATCAATGCGTTGCCAGCATACGCTCTGGCTTTGATTACGCGATACAGATATTTCCGGCTTACACGCCTGTCGATTGGCAGTGCATAAGCTGGGACGAGGATGCATAGATGGCGGCGGCGAAAAAGAAGACGAGCGGACCCAAGCCAAAGAACACCGCGCTCTACGCGCGTGTGAAGGCGGCGGCAAAGAAGAAATTTGACGTGTACCCCAGCGCATACGCAAATGCGTGGCTTGTGCGCGAGTATAAGAAGCGCGGTGGCACGTATGGCTAAGACGCGCGGCGGATTGACGAAGTGGTTTAAGGAAGACTGGCGAGATGTTAAAACGGGCAAAAAGTGCGGTAGATCTGGGCCTAAAGACAAGCGCAAGTCTTATCCGGCTTGTCGTCCTAAAAGCCAAGCGAACAGTGAGACAGCTAAAAAAATGGCTAAAAAGAAAACTGGGCCGGCAAGAATAAGTTGGAAACCGAAAAAAGATGGCAGAAAAAAAGCGTAAACGCAAATCGGGCCCAAGCCTCTCAGTGGGTCGCGGCGAGAAGCTATCCGTCAAACAGGGCGGAGGATTGACCGCGAAAGGCAGAGCGAAGTACAACCGCGCTACTGGTTCAAACTTAAAGGCGCCTGCGCCAAACCCGAAGACCAAGAAGGACGCGGCGCGCAAGAAGTCGTTCTGCGCACGCTCCAGCGGTTGGACGGGCGAGCGCGGCAAGGCGGCACGTAGAAGATGGAAGTGTTAGATGGGTGTGCTTGATCGGATAAGGGCTGAAAATTCCCTTACCAGCGCAGAAGAAATGCGTTTATTGAGAGAGGAGGCAAGCCCGTTTGCTTCTTTATATGACGCTCAAAGAAATTATTTATCTCGACTTCAAGAGCAAGGCCGTCGGCCAGTTTTTGGCGGATTGCTTTCAAAAGACATTGGCAGCTACGGCGGAAGTACGGTCAAGTTTGAAGGCATTACTCCATTTCTTAGAGGCATACTCACGCCAACAGCAAAGGCTTTTGATGCTCCGTCTATGGCGGCGCGCGGGTTAATTCCAGCGGAGGATATGCAGAGCGAGGCGCTTGGCACGGCTGCGGTTTCTGCGGTTGCAGCGCCTAGTGCTAAAGTTTCAGCGCCAAAAAGCGCCATGAAACTTGCTCCCCGTCGCTCCAGCGAAGACATCTCATACGACGACGCCTATCACTTTATGAAGAGCAACAAAATGATAGGCGATAAGCTCATGCCACCCTCAGAGGGTGCGCGGTTTGATCGTTTAGGCGTTCACGTTGGCACGCCAAGGCAGGCGGAGGATCGTTTTAGGCTTCAAGTTGGCGGGGGCTCAGTGGAAGATATAGACCGCGGTTTAGCCATGCTTGGCAAAGAAACTGGCGTCACACTGCCGCTTAAAGTGAGAGCGGAAAAGCCATTTACCATAAAAGACCTTAAAGAGTTCGGCATAGACATCGATCCATCTATATCGTCCCGTAGCTTTGAAATTGACGGAGAGACTGTGCTTTCTGAAGATGGTGTCCGCGAGGCTATGAACGCCTTTGCTGACGCGCGCGGGCTTGATCTTGAAGAGGGGTTAAAAGTCTTTAAGCAAGAGTTGACCGATAAGGGATACACCAACATTCCATACGTGAATATGATCGAAGGGGTGAAGCCAAGCGAAACTTTTGCTAAAGATTTTAAATACACGCCAGAAAACGTAAGCAACATTATGCTTGTGGAGCGTACCGCTGGAGATCCCGAAGTTATTAGAAGCAGGTTTGCTCAATTTAATGATGCTTACGACCCATCAATTATGGCGGCTAATACCTCCAAAAGCGCCGGTATTCTTGCGGCCGTTTCAAACAAAGACCCCAATAAAGCCTTAAAGGCAGAGCTAGACCCTATTGGTTACCAAAATACAAAAATGAGAAAGTTTTTATCGGATACTGACGTTAAGTTTACAGATACCGGCGAAAACTTACCGCGCAACCCTATATCTTGGGAAGATATGGAGAATAAACTTATTCTTCCGTTTTATGGGGACAGAACGTCTCGCGGGCTACTTATTGAAGGTGTTGACGATATTAAGTTTGATGATCCTGTTTATACTGAAGGCGGTGTAGACTTTATGGTCGGGCCAGCGGCTCAACAAGACAGAGCAATATGGGCTTCTAATAAAAATATCATTACTCGCATTGAGGACGAAGCGACAAAGGCAAAAAGAGACACAGGTGGCGAAGACGTTTATGGCGTAACTGGCAGCATGGCGCCTGACGCAAACGATTTTGCCACATTTACCGGAGCCACTATGGCGGAGCTTGTTAAGGGCTCAAGGATCAGCAAGGAAGCGACTAAAAAATTTAACGATACTATGAGAAGCCTTGTTGACCCAGACTTTGTGGGATTACGCTCTCCAAAATTGCGCGAGTGGGTCGTTAATACCAGTTCGCCAAAAAGAAAAGCCTTTATCAGACTTATGGACAGCAACCCTATGCAGGCCGAAGGTTTGCCATCCCCAGCGCAGGGTCGATATGCTGTCACAGATCCAACCCAAAGAGATCTTGGCTCTGGCATGTTTGGTTTAGGCGTTTCTAAAATCGATACAAGTGAACCACTTCTTCAAAATGTCTCTAAAGGCAATATATTAGCGGCCAGAGTACCGCACTCAACGTATAACACCCAAATAAAAGGTGATTATACTGGCTCACTTCCACCCGTACCTCAAAGGCTTATATTTAGAGACGTATATAAGCCGCGTGAAGGTTTACTTGACAAGCGCGGGCTACCACTTACAGAGGCAAACATGTCTCATGCCATTAAGACTATTATGCCGGTGCAAAGAATAACGCCTGAGATACTAGAAAACATTATGAGCTATTTGGAAAGGCAAGGGCAGTGATACAGAACGAAATTAACCAAATCATGAGCGCCCTCGAAGAAGAGCTCGAACCAAACGTAATGGGTGACGACGAGTTACAGGGCATCGTCGGCAAGGAAATCGAAGACGCGATTGATTACTCCGACAACTGGGTATCGCCATATCGCGCCACGGCGACCGAGTATTATCGCGGCGACCCGTTTGGCGATGAGGAAGAGGGACGCAGCCAAGTTGTCAGCATGGACGTACGGGATACCGTACAGGCCATCATGCCGTCGCTGATGCGGATATTCCATAGCACCGACCGCACGGTGGAATACGCGCCGCAGGGGCC